CTTTGGTTGGTGTTAAATATAGAAGAACATAAACTATTACGAGATAATGCTTACATATTTCATATCAGGCAGCAACGGATATACATTTAGAATGAATGAAACTACATCTAGTGCATTTACAATGTCACTACAAGATATGTTAACTCAAACTAATTCTACTGCTTCAATCACATCAGCATCTTATAACCAATATGAAAGTATGCTTGCATTTACTGCAAGTATAAATTCAGTATATGTAGGACAAGAATTTAGAGCAACATTGTTAACCGGCACAACTGAATTATGGAATGGAAGTATTCAAGTGTTTGGCTCACAATCAGTAGTTAAGCCTGAATACATTAACCAAATCCCATTAAATAGTGGGTCAATCTCATCGGATAGCAGTAACGAATATATTATAATGAACTAATATGAATAAAGCAGTAAACTTTTCAATCTTCGGACAAAACGGAAATAACTCCCTACCAATAGTTACGGAAGATACTAGAACAAGATACGGATGGATTCCATTTGGAATAAATGGACATGATGATTTCTTTGATGCAGTATCTATTGCATACAATCAGTCAACAACAACAGCTGCATGTATAGAAGGTATTGCAGATTTAATATTTGGTAAAGGTATCTACTCTAAAAGACCAGAGTTCGATACAACACTACAAAAGATACTACCGCAAGAGGATGTTAAGAGGGCAGCATTCGATTTAAAACTATTTGGTAATGCCGCATTCCAAGTCTATTGGAACGATGAGCATACGAAGATAATTAAGTTTTATCACATACCCGTACAAACACTTCGTGCTGAAAAGATATATGATAATCCAAAGATTGAGAACTACTACTATTGTGTAGATTGGAATGACCAAAGAAAGATTAGAGATAAGAAAAAGATTCCTGCATTTGAAACATCGAATGAGAAGATGGAAATACTTTGGGTTAAGAATTATACTCCTAACTTATATTACTATTCTCTACCTGATTGGATATCATCACTTCAGTATTCTATCGTAGAAGCTGAATTAAGTAACTTACATACTAACAATATACTAAATGGTTTCTTACCAATGGTAATGTTGAATATGAATAGTGGTGTTCCAGCTCCTGAAGAAAGACAAACAATAGAAGATTTATTATACGCTAAGTTTACAGGTACAAATAATGCCGGTAAGTTTATGTTATCATTCAATGATGACCCTGCTACTAAACCAACTATCGATGTAATACAAATAGATAACCTACATGAGAAGTTTAGTTATGTAGCAGAATACGCACAAGATAGAATATTAGTATCACATAGAGTAACATCGCCTTTATTGTTTGGTATCAGAACTGCTAACAATGGATTCTCTTCTCAATCGGAAGAAATGAAAACTGCTTTTAGTATCTTACAAACAATGACAATCGCACCATTCCAAAACATAATCTTAAACACATTAGATTACGCATTAAGTTGTGGTGGATATGATAATGTCGAATTATACTTTGAACAATTAACTCCATTAGCAATTCTTTCACAGCAAGCAGAAGAAACAGGTCAAACTATTGATGAAGTTTCTGACGAAACTAATGACCAAATGGAAAATCCTGCAACTACTGAAGATGCAGGTGATGCAGACCCACAAGATTTAGCACCAAACGAACCAATTGAAAGATTTGAGTTCGGTTTAAGTGGAGCATTTTTTAATAAAGAATATACAACTGAAAAATTATAAGATATGGCTACCGCACTATTTATTACAAGAAACGATATAATTAAGAATACTCCATTACAGGGTGCGATTGATGCAGATGCATTACTTCCATTTATGTATACCGCACAGGTAAAGTATTTGAAAAATCTTTTGGGAACTGTATTATATGATTATATAAGTGAACAAATAGAAACACAAACCGCATTTACAGGCAGATATGCTGAATTGATGCAAGAACAGGTTAAGCCAACCTTAATTTGGTACGCTTGTGTGGAATATATTCCATTCAGTTCTATACAATTCAAATCTAATGGCGCTGTGAAGCAACAGAGTGAGCAAGGCGTCGCTCCAACCAAATCGGAGATAGATTACCTATTAGCGAAGGCGCAAGCAAATGCTGACTACTATGCGTTGAGATTACAAAACTTTTTGATTTCATACTCAAACCAAATTCCACAATATTTGCAATCAGTAGGAAACCAAACACAAATATATCCAGACCAAACGAATCAATATTTTGGTGGTATTCAATTATAATAAATTTTAATATGCCAGTAGTATACAACCAAGGAACGAATTATACTTTATATTATAATGCATTGGATTATTTTAAAACAATAATGACCAATCACCCATCTATTGCCAAAGTAACAACAGGCGATATGATGGAAGTAGATACTAGGGAATTTCCAATGTATCCGATTGGCAATATAAATATATTCAATACAAACATATCAGACTCAACAACTAAATTTGAAATACAATTAGTAGTTGCTGACAAGATTAAGAATAAAGATAATGAATCTAATCCTATTAACAACGAACAAACAATTGGGTTTTACGGAGTAGATGACACTATTGACATACTTGCTAACACATTAGCAATTATAAATGATTTAACTTCATATACCGAATATGCAGTTGCAGCATTTGATATAGATTCAGATATTGTTTGTGAACCCTTTGTAGATAGGTTTAATAACGGACTCGCTGGACATGTAGCCACATTTACTCTGACTACACACAACGATAGAAATCGTTGCCTTTTTTTTTTGATTAATCCATCTGGTAGTGGGTATCAAATACGAAATTGTTCTACATCTGAAACTTATTACGCAGTATTAAATACTCAAATCCAAACTGGCAGTATATTTTCATCATATTATCCTTATACGGGTACATGCTATGAAGTATTACAAGAAGTTGAAGATTACAATGATTGGAATCTTGTTGGCTTACCTGTAAACAATGTTTATGGAAGTTGTGTTGCTTGTGCTAATGCTCAAACAACTACTACAACAAGTACGACTACTACAACAAGTACAACTACTACAACAACACTTGCTCCAACGACTACAACTACGGCAGGACCTACTACGACTACAACAACTGCAGCTGCTTGTTCATATACAGTAGGTCAATTGACAGAAGGCGGTGTTATTGCATATACATCTCCATCAGGAGCAATAGTATTAGGATTAGAAGATATTGGTAGTGGAATTATAGGATGTGAAGGTTTACAATATGATGCCGTTTCATTACCTGTTACTTCAAGTATACAAATAAATGCAGATACAATAGGAATGGGTTGGTATAATACTCTAAATATAGTTAATCAATGTAGTACATCAACAGCAACTATATTGGCATCAAATTATACAGGAAGTGGATATACTGATTGGTGTATTCCTAATAGAGCTGAGTGGCAACAAATATACAATAATAGAGTAATATTAGATGCAGCAGGTGCTAATTTAGGAACTGCTAATTATTGGCAAAGTGTTCCGTTCGGGCCGTTTGTTGGATTGCAAAACAATTACGCATTATATGCAAATTTTAGTAGTGGTAATATGACATCATTTGTAAGACGTAATACTATATTGCCAGTTAGACCTATTAGATATCTTTGTGATTTAACTCCGCCGCCGTTTCCTCCTTATACTACTACGACTACAAGTACGACTAGTACAACAACAATTGCTCCTACTACAACTACAACGACTGTAGCACCTACAACTACAACTACTACGGCAGAAGCAACTACGACTACTACAACAACTACAACTTCAGCACCACAAGCAGCATTTAGAGCATCTGCATGTTGTGATTCTACATCTTATATTGTAGGATGGACTTGGGGTGGTAATCCAGCTATTGGAGCAGTTTTATATAATCCAATTGCAGATACGTGTATGACAGTTATTGAAGCAGCTGCATCTCAATCAGTAAATTTCAATATTGGTTCAGGAATACAATATTCAACATATGTTTATGGATATACAGGTAGTATAGAAAATCAATGTGATAGATGTATTACTTTAAGGCCTTCACCTTGTGTTAATACAACTACAACAACTACTGCTGGTCCTACTACAACAACTACTGCAGGGCCGACTACAACGACTACTACAATAGACCCATCTTTATTTTATTATTATACCTCTCAAAGATTATTTTGTGACCCATCTAAACCTAATTTCACAAACACTTGTGGGTTAGATGCATCAGGAGGGATGGTTAGGTCTCCAAAATTCAATAATCTTACAGTTAATAGGTTTTATTTAACAAATCCATACGATGGTTATGTATATAGAATACTGACAATTTCGGAGTTGACTGAGCCTTCTGCTGTAACATTGGATTATAATAGTGAATATCTATCATGCGCAGCTGCTTGTTCAGCATCATCAGCACCATAAACAACTATTGAATAATGGCTATATCTAAAGTACAATTACCAATAAAGAATGTTGCAAAGCAGATACGAAATATAGCATCTGCTTTAGCACCACGTCAAACAGGCAATCTTCGTAATGTATTACGTTCCTATAATACGCCTGATAGAATGGTTAAGTTTGATAACAAAGGTGGAGCAAATATTACATTTTACTTTGCACCTCCTGGCGCTACTTATGGTAAGTATTGGAATAAACCATACGGAAGTGGTAGAGGTACAACTGCTACAATTAAAAAAAGATATCCTCAGCATTTTGATTATGCTGAAAAAGCATATTCAGACCCAAGTGTTAAAAAATTAATTAAAGATTATACAAAAGCATTAGGACAACAAATAGCAACTGAATTAAGAGAAGCAGTAAGAAGTAAATAACCATCACTTACAAATTGATTTTAGATGGTTAAATAAATAAAGAATACAAAGAAATGGCTTTAAGTATAGTTCAAACTCCCGCAACTGCATCATTGGCACAATCGCCAATAATCTTTTCTATAAATGAAAGTACAACTGCTACCGTCCTACAAGATGGATTTCAATATATATGTGATTTGTACTACTGGCAGGGAGCAATAAATAATTCAGGCTCTGCTGGCGATTACACTTTAGCAAAATATCCTAACACTACATTGAATGGTATTTTTGATTTAAATAGAATACTAAATTCTACACTAACTGATTTAGCACAAGCCAATCAATCTAATGTAGTATATTTCGCAGCAGATTTCTATACACAATATCTTACAGGTAGTGTATATGTGACTGGTTCACATTTAAAATCACAAACTTATAAAGCATTAGATGGATATGGTATATTCCAAGAACCAATTGGACAACCAATCTATGAAAAAACTCCACATTGGCCTTTAATGACTGATGGGCCGGCAACACAATCAGC